TATTACACTCTAGTAATTTTTTCGTTCTACTCATAACTATAAAATTATTTTATTTAATGCAAGGATTAAATGATAGTGTGTTCAGTATACCGTATCAGAGCTTAGGGCTCAAGGGTTCATTTTTTTCTTCAAATGATTTTATAACTTCATTCATGTCAGCTATATCGTTAGCTAATAATTTATTATCATGTTTTAATGCTTTAATTTCTTTACCCGCTTTTTTACAGATCTCTTTTAATAAATCTTTTTTACGAGTTAACACTTTAATTTTTTCTTCCATCTCTTCTATATTTCTTATCGCATCATCCATTATTCAATCTCCTCTACAACAACAAAAATACACGTTGATTTTTTAAATATTATTTGCAAAGCTTTTTTTACTTTAAGAGCTTCTTCTTTAGAATCATATGAAAAAGGATCTAATCCCAATTCTTGAGTTTCTAATACCTCTTCACTAAAATCTTTTGAGGGTAATTCTAGTTCTAGAGTTTCAAATATATTTTTTTTAAGTACATAGTATTTAGGCATTTGTTCTCCTTTAGTTAGTTAAAGAATAAAATATTAATAAAGCTATTTCAATAGCTATTATAGTTTCAATCATTTATACTCCTTTTTAAAGTGTTTCATCCATAGCCAATTCCAGAATGACATGAATCTATTATTCCATTTTCTATTCTCAAAGTTATCTACCCTCTCAATTTCGTAACTGGTAAAGAGTTGTTGTCTTTTTAATTTAGGTAAACCCTTAAAAATTTTATAAGCTTTTTTATTGTTTATCATTACTTTTTATTATCTGTTTCATTATAGTAGTCCAAGGATTAAATTCAATTTTTGAGCATCCGTTTAAAACCATCAGTATCAGTATAAACTTCACCCAACTCAGCCTCATCTACCTTACCCTTTTTACATATTGAACACTTAACAATAACATCCTCCATAGCAAGTTTATATGGCACTTTTACTAAGGCAGTGCCGTTACAAACCGGACAATCAACTTTGTTATTCTTTTGATCCATTCAATAATTTTTTTCTCATTGTATCTACAGGTACTTTTTCTTTTTTAGCTAAGAAAGCAACATAATCATTTACTAACTTACTAACCATTGCACCCGGTGCTCTAAATTTATTTTTACATAAACCTTTAAGTAAAGAGTAATCTTCTTTAGCTATTGCAACTGATCGCCATCTATTTATGTCCATTTCTATTCTCCAATGTTTTAACTTGTTTAACTAATTCTTTTACGCCTTCTTCTAATTCAGCATTTTTTTGTTTGTATATTTTTAAATTTTTATCAAGAACATCTATAGTTTTAAATAATTCATCTCTAGCTTCTTCTAATTTACCCATAGGATCTAAGTTGCCTTCTGGTTGTTGTCCTAATGGCAATACATTATCTGTTACGTCTATGGGAAAAATATTATCCTTTACTTCATCATGTTTACTTAGTTCATTTTTATTTAGTCTCGCCTTTTCAGCGTTCATCTTTTCTATCATTTTTCATCTCCTGTTGGTTGATTTTTTCGTTCTTGTATTTCGTCTTCTACAAAAATTATGGCTGCTGTTCTACCAAAGGGATAAAATTTTTTCCCTGATATATCATACGCAGAAATCATAGTGATTGCATCGATGTAACTATCTAAATGCATTGAATCTTCAGTAGGTGTACCGTCTACATCATTACTTGGTATCTTAGATAATTGTTGGTCTAAGTCTTTCATGATACTCTTGGCTACTGAACTATTACATTTAAATCGCATAAATCTTAATTACATGGGATAGATGGGATAGTCAACAAAATTATGAAAATACTTTTAACTATTATTATGTGTTCAGCAGTATCGGATACTTGTCTAGCACCCTTTACTTTTGATAAACCTTATAATTCTACATATGAGTGTATGATTGATGGCTACACAAAATCACTTGAAAAAACTATAGAAATAGGTAAAGAAGCTGTTAATGAATATGATATTTATATAAAATTTATGTGTGAGAAAGATAATAAGCCCCTAATTTAGAATGATTATAAAGTATATATTATTAGTAACAATATGTTACCAAATGCCAAATATGACAGAAAAATGTATTCAACAAATTAAAAATCCGGTCTCAGATCAACAGACATGCATAGCTATAGCAAATCATAGTGGTAAGGCCTTTAAACAAAAAATGGAAGCTCTAAGTGGCTCTGTGACCTCTTATGAGGCATTTTGTTACGCTATTGACAATCAAGGGTACAGTGTTGACCATTCATTCAAAATATCTTATAATATCTTATGACAGCTTATCGTATCCAAGCTCGTGTGGGAGGAAAGTATTTAGAAACTAAACTAGATGCACCCACTGACAAAGAGGCTCTCGATAAGTTTGTTCAACTTGCAAGTGAAGGTAAGATAGAAGAAGAAGATACAAACTTTTATAAGTCTAACTACACTAGCATAACTTTGGAGGAAATAGATGTTGAGTCCGCAAAAAGTAGAGATGTTAAAGAAGCTTCAACACCTGGAGCATAAGTGGTCAGCAGGTTTTCTGACACATGGTGGCTGTAATGTTGAGATGTTAAAAATAGAGAGAGATATTAGATCAACAAGAAACTCTATTAAATATCAAGATGTACAAGAAAACTTAAACGCAAGTAGAATACAACAAAGCGCTTAAGACCTCGGTAAAAAACGTTCAGGAGTCCTTAGTGTATTTGCCTGCCCAAATTCGTAATGATTAATTATAGCTATCAATTTTGGTTTTTTCTCAATAGTAAAGTTAACAATTTTTTTAGCTGCTATCAAAGCTTTTTGATGAGAGCATCTCCAACGCCATTGATCTTTTCTACTAAAGCCTAAATTAGCTTTGTGGGTAATTGTACCTACACCAATTATTCTTTGGAACTCTGCGATAGGATCTAAGTGAACCATATTAATTTCCATAGATACTCTCCATTTATATTTATGGCCTCCTTTAGGATAATCTTTTTTATATTGAACACACCCCTCTCCATCAAACAAACCCCCACACCAAGCTTCTGGTTCTAATCCCCTAAAGAACATTTACTTAGCATCTCCCCAAGATTTTCCAATACCATACTCTACAACAAATGGAACTTTAAATTCTATTGTATTCTCCATAGTATCTTTAATTCTTTTTATCTGCTCTTCTCCTTTTGCACCACTCTCTATATTAAAACAAAGTTCATCATGTATTTGTAAGATAGGTAGATCACCACCTTCTACACAATCTAACATAGCTTGTTTAGTCTGATCGGCAGCTGATCCTTGTATTAATCTGTTTAATGCTTTGTAAGTATAAGCTCTTTTAATTCCATCTCTACCATATTTAGCTACAGCATTATCAAATGTTTCTGCCATATGTAAACCGAAGTCTTTTGTTTCCCACTTATCAAACCTACACTTACGGCCTTTCTTAGTACGGATCACTCCTTTTTCACTAGCAGTTTGCATACATCTATCAGATAACATTTTAACAAAAGGTACTTTCCTGTTGTATTTACTAATTAAAACATCAGCTTCTTCCTTAGTTACCCCTAGACTTAATGCTAATTTATTCTTACCCATTCCATACATTAGGCCAAGTCCAATAGTCTTAGCTTGGTTTCTTTCAATACCTACTAGATCAGCTACAGTTTGATGAAAGTCAGCATTAGAATTTTTATAAGACTCTACTAATTCATTTGATCCTTCATAACCTTCTCCAATGCTTGCTGCATAATGAACCGTCATTCGTGGCTCTTGCTGAGAGTAATCAAAGCTACCCCATCTACATCCTTCTTCTGGAATGAATAGAGCTCTAATCAATGGACCAAATTCTTTATTCCTTGAAGGTACTTGTTGTAAGTTTGGATTAGACATACTCAATCTACCAGACACAGTTCCGCCACTATCAGATCTAAGTTGATTTATTTCTGCATGGATCCTTGAATCAACCTGGTACTTCATGATAGAAGATAGGAACGTATTATGAAATTTATTAACTTCTCTAGCCTGAACAATCAACTTAGCAATTTTGTGTGGACAATTGACCAACCAGTTTTGAGTAAATGATGGCTCGTCTGTTTTTTGAGTCCTTGGGTACTCTATTTTCAGCTTATCAAAAGCTATGGCAATCTGGCGTGCTGCCCAAATGTCTGTGTCTACTCCTGATTCTTTTCGTATTGCCAGTAGGAGTTCTTTTTCTTGGGTCCTCATTTTTGTTCGTAGTTTTTCAGCTAATTCCACTTCTACTCTAACACCTCGTTGTCTCATCTTAATTAAGTTAGGTAACAACTTAGATTCCATTTCCCATACAGTAGTTAAACTTTGTGATTGGATCTCTTGCTTAAATCTTTGCCATAATAGAAGCGTGAGTCGTGCATCTTGTTCAGCATAATAACCAACATGTTCTGCAGGTAACTTCCACATCTCAGCTTTAGGATCTACCCCATGGTCTGCTGCTGCTTGTTTCAAATCAGTCTCAGCTTTTAGTTCTCCTAAATAATCTCTTGATAAATTATTTAAAGAAAAAGAATATCTGTTCTCATCTATAAGAGCTGCTGCAATCATAGTATCAACAATCTCTCCTTCAACTTTAATTCCTACTTGTTGTAACCAACCTACATCGTACTGAGCATTATGAAATATTTTAGTACAAGGTAAACTACATACACTTTTCATATATGCTTTAACTTGTTCTGGTATCATGTTACCACCCCCTAAATGACCGAATGGATAGTAACCTTGCCATCCTTCTACAGCTACAGCAAACCCTATGATTTCTCCTTTACCTAAAGCCCAGCCAGCTCCTAATCCTTTAGTTATACCTTCATCTCTAGTTTCTAAGTCAATAGCTATTTCAGTGGCTCCAGTTAAATCTTTATACTTTGATGGAGAAGACCAGATATGTTTTTTAAAATTCATGTTAAGTTGTAAGCCACCCATTATTTTTCATCCTCATCTAAATTTTTAAGATCATAATCATAACTACCTTTTTCATGTTCATCTGTAATCCATTTAGCAGAATTTTCTACTGACCATTTTCTAGTACCTACAAGTCTATTGATTGCATTTTCATGTGGGTTAACTCCCATAGAGGGATCATAAATTTTTAATCTATTGTTAGGTTGTATAGCATAATTACCATCATCTAATTCTATAACATGACCACACTTATGTTGATCTGGTTTTTCTGAATAACCAAAAGCAAGTTCATTGAAATCGCCCCCACACCAATCTATTGTAAAAAGATATTTACCTTTTCTTTTTACTTTTCTTCTTGATGTATATTGCATAGTACAGCCAGCTATCTCATAAAATGTAGTTACAGAAACATTATAACTAAAACTATCCCACATAACTAATTCATCTAATGGTAATTCTTTTACTCCAGGTTCTTTACAAAAAGCAGATATAGGTGCTCTCCACCATATACCACCATCCTCCATAAGAAAATGAAACAAAGGTACTTGATTAGGTATAGAGCTAAAACCAAAGATACCTACTTCAAAATATTTATCATGTGAATCTTTTTGATCTCTTAAAAAGTTTCCTCTTACCCAACATTCTATTACAGGTATGTTTGCATTTAAGTACATTATTTTTTATCCTTTAGTTTTTTTATTTCTAGATCACAATAATGTTTTATTTTTTCTAGATCTTTTATTTTATCTTTGTTTAAATACCTACAAACATATTTAACAACACACCCTTGAAAGAAAGAGAGATTGTTTTTTGAAATAAATTCGTAAGGTTGTATGGTAAAGTTTTTATAATGATTGCCCCCTATTTGTTTAGTCTCTGGGAAATCGTCTTTAAATATATCACTGTTTGTCATTTTTCTCCTGTACATATATTAAATAATCTGCACCCAATGGGTAGTTATACTTATAGTCAGTTCTTAATAGATGTAAAGTTTTTCTTGCCCTAGTTGAACCTGTGTACCAAACTTTTCTTTCGTTAATCTTTTCTTCAGAGTTCTTATGTTTAAATGATGATGGGTAGTTACCTTTACCATATAGTACTACATTATCCTTTTCATCTCCTTTAACTGAGTGTATTGTATCTATAATTATAACAGGATCCTTATTAAGTTCTGCTTGTCCATATCTTTTAAGTAATCTAATAAAGTGTCTTATCTGATTAGGTTTAAAGTTTCTTCTTAAGATCCACCACCATTGTTTAGTTTCAGCTTCATCTGGTAAATCTAATCCACACCATTCTTTTAATTCTTTAAAATCATATTCTTGAAAGTCCGGTTGATTGGACCAAAACTTTTCTAATCTAAATTTAGGATTAGATAGTTCTCTTATATATTGATACATAACTTTAGCTTGACCCTTATTTAATTTTTTACCATTACTTAAATGTGTCCAGGCTTTAATAGCTTCCCATTGTTTAACATCAAAACATTTAACATCTTTGTTATCCTTAAAATATAAACCTGCATCCTTAGCTAACATCCTAAGTTCATTAACACTACTATTTACTCTACCTAATATAAACCAGCTGCCTTCTATTTCGTTAAATGGTATCTCAGTAAAATTTCTATAACTCTTAACAGAACCCTCTTTCTCTGTATGTTCATATTCTTTTTCTTCACTATCTAATATTCCTCGTCTTATTATCTGTGAAAATTTATGGATAGCTGCACCAAATCTTCTAGTCTTTCTTAGTTTTACTTTTCGACCTGGAAAAAAAGTAGTAAAGTATTTTGGATCTGCACCGTTCCATTTATATATACCTTGGTCATCATCGCCAGCTAAGTATATTCTTTTTACTTTATCAGCCATTTTATATATGACCGACCATTGTAATGGTGTGAAGTCTTGAGCTTCATCTATAATTAAAACTTTTAGTGCTGGGAAATCTATTTCATGTATAGCTCTACCAATCATATCATCGAAGTCTATAAAAGGTTTTTCTCCACCATGCTTTTTATAATGCTCATAAGTTTTTATCTTTCTAAAAAATACATCTAATGAATCTTTTTTATAAGACTCTCTCTTGTAGGCTTCACTAGGTTCAACACATAAGTTTCTAGATTTACTGTATATACCTAAAGACCAATCCTTATATAAGAAGTTATCATCAGCTAATCTTTGATCACTGGTTTTAATTATCTTAGTCTGCAATGCAAAATCAATTGTACAATCTTTAGGATCAAACACATCTTCTGAAAAATATCTTCTACAGTAGGTGTGTAGTGTTTTAAATCTATAGAAGTCTTCTGTAGTATATAATGGAAAAGCTTCTGTTGCTCTAGATACTGCAGTGTTAACTGCCTTGTTAGTAAAAGATAAGAAGGCCATCTCACTAGGAAGAATACCTTTTTTTAAATGACCCTTTAATACTTTTTCAATTAAGGTATGTGTCTTTCCTGTACCTGGTGGTCCAAAAATCTTTATTGTTTTTTTATAAAGGCTTTTAAGTTTTTCAAGTTCTGAATTTTCCTGTGTGGTAGTCATCATCCATTTCAGTTGGCTCTTTATTTTTATTATCTTGTTTAGATTTTATTTTCATATGTTCAACAAATTCAGGCATCTGTACTTTCCATACATTCTTAACACCCTCATGATACTCAAGTCTCTGACAACTTAAAACATCTAAAGCTTCTTTAACACTCTTAAATATTTTCTTGTTACCATGGAATCGTTCTAAAGTAATCTTCCTGAAATAACACTCATTTGTTTTACTATCTAGTATAACATAGTTGTCTTTAAGCTTATCAAAATCATCTTCTTCAATATGGTTTTCAAAGAAGTCTTTTAAGAAAGTATACTTCTCTTCTTCAAGTGTATCTTCATATTTCATTTGAATATTCTCTTGTGCTCTAACTACTATCTCTCTTAATAATAATTCAAAGGGAGGTGGACCAGACTTAGGTCTAGGTAAACTCATCCAGTAAATCCCATATCTTAATAATCTAGTTCTCCAAGACTTCTCATCTTTCATATCTTCTGGAGTTACGGAAATTTTATGGCCCTGGTATTCAAATGTAAACTGAATAGACTTGGTATCTCTTACATACTCTATTTGTTTAAAGTCCTCTATCATGTCTGGTACTTGAGAACCAATACCTAACTTTCTAAACTTACATAAGTCTTTATTACATATAGGAGTAATAGCATTTAATTTAGGTGGACACTTATAAGTATAACCTTTTTTACTTAAGGAGTTTACAATAGTATTAGTAATTTCTTTTGGCTCCATTGGCTTAACGAAAATCTCTTTATTTCTTTCTTGTAATATATCGTCTATTTGTTTTTTAGTTAAAGAGTCATCAGATTTTTTCATCTCTAATACTCCAACATTAAATAGTAAATCGTTTCTATGATCCCCTCTCCATTTGTCTGTAATCATTTTCTGAACACAAGGAGGATAATCTTTCCAATTACTTTCTGGTTCGTATTCTTTAACTTTAATTTTAAATAAATCCTCTATTGATATTGTTTTCTGTTTAGCTAATTCTAAAAATCTTCCTATAAGTACAGGACTATTGTTATTATCATAAGCATGTTCGGTAGTAGCATCCATATTAAAGTATGGCATGTTCATACACTTGTTCATTGGAAATACTTCTAAGGATTGAAAGAAATTATTATTCCATTCATTTAATTTTTTTAATAAATCTTTTACTGGAGCCCAATCTTTTAAGAATAAGAATAGGTGTAGTCCACCAGACTTTGATCTAACTGCTATCAAAGGTAAGTTATTCTCTCTAATAATATCTACAATTTTCTTTTCACTAAATCCAGTATAGCTTTGAGGGTCTATATCTATACATCCCCACTTAACAACATCGCCATTCTCAGGTTTTATTCCTATTCTTTGAACACCTTCTAAGTGATCCTTCCATAGTTTAAGAGTAACAGGCTCGTGAAGCGTGAGCGTTCTAGCAACATGCTTACCCCGTTCATCTACCTCCCCAGTAAGAGAGGTAGTGATGAACAGTTCAGAGTTACCCTCAAATAAATTTAAGAGTTCCTTTTCCATTAAAATGGTACAGGACTCTTAGATTCTTGAGCTTTGTTGAGATCATCAGAAAAATCTACTTTACCAAAGATATCACTCTTCATTGCAGATTGATAAAAGGCTCTAGTAGTCTCCAATGCTTTACCATTGTTTTCTACATTCAAGTATTTATCAAACTCCACAACCCAACCATACCAAGAATTCTGTGAATTAGATTCCTTAGTAGTGCTCAGTTTATAAGTGGTAGCCCAAGTAGGCGGTCTGTAGAAACCTTTAGCTCCTTGAACTCTTCTTGATTGCATCATAGAGTTCCAGGTCTTAGATTTCTTTTTCTGAGTAGACTTCATAGTAATCAATGCTTGCTCTATTGGACTGTAGTTATCATCCAATAAATAAACAAAGTGGTTACCAGTGTCTTCGATATAATTACCATTAGGCAATCTATCTTTGTTGTCTGCTGACCTTGTGGTCTGAGACATGATAGCTGGATCAGTATGAATACCTACCGGTCTTCCTGGACTGTCCCCTTTATCTTTCCATTCATTAAAAGTATTAATGTAAAGACAAGGTACAACTATCACTCCTGTTTTACCTTTCCATACAGATCCTGATGTCTCACTCCATATGTCACCCTGTCTAGCAGTGTCCACATGTTTACCATCACTTTCATCAAGCACTGGTGAGTTAGCATATAGTATCTTTAGGATTGGTAGTTTTTGGTCTCGAGCTGTTACAAACTCTTGACCTTCACCAGAAGCGGATTCTAAATCCATACTTGCTGGTAAGTTGTCGGCTTTCTTAATAACCTCTTTCACTTGAGGTTTCGTTTGCTCTTGTGGCATGTTTACTCCTTCGTTGTTAGTTTGGTTTTGTTTGATACATAAGTCCCGAATAAGTCAGCAGGCACATGTTGTCCTCTTTCGATTTGATCCTTAACAAATCCTTTTAGAGTACTAGGGTGCACTGATTCTTTTTGTTTGACATCGAGACCTTTGTTTTTAAGTTCCTCTACCAAAGCCTTAGCTTCATTATCTTGATTACGAGTAAAACTTAAGGATACATCATTTTTAATTAATGATCCGTGGTTATTATCTCTCAACCAAGTAAATGCTTCATCGGTTTTTGATATAGGTATTCTTGCAGCGTAAAAAGGTTTGACCTCAACTTTTGTACCATCGTTGAGTTCAATCTTTTGTACCCCGGTTTTTTGCATCAAGTTTGGAATTGTCTGCTCAGAAAGAACGGTTTCTATTTCTCTTAGTTTCTTTACTTTTTCTTCAGCCGTTTTTATTTGTTCCTGAGTTTCCAATAACTTGTTGCAAGATTCGGCAATATCGTTGGTATTGCCAGTGTCAATCGATATGATTGATTCTGCTTCTAAGTCCATATGAACCTCCATTTCGGAAAGTAGTATATTAATTAATTGCAATATGCAAACAAATAAAATAAAAAGTTTCTGTGTATAATTATAAAACACAGCCTTATGAACACCAACGGCAAGCTCTTATTAAAGGAGCCGAAGCTAAGAACTATGCCTATTTTATGGAGATGGGAACCGGTAAAACTAAGGTTGCAATAGATAATGCTTGTTGGTTGTATCTTCAAAATAAAATAAAACATGTATTTGTTATAGCTCCTAAGACTGTTTATTTAAATTGGTTAAAAGAAATTGAAACCCATGCATCAGTTGATTATAATATTTGGACCTGGAAAGTTGATTCGGATAAGCTATTTAACTTTGGTGGTGTAGATCAATTAAACTTTGTACTTATGAATGTAGAAGCTCTATCACATAAGAGTGGCCAGAAATGGTTAGAATCTAAATTAGTTAAGTATGGTTTACAATCTATGCTAATCTTAGATGAGAGTACTACTATTAAAAATAATTCAGCATTAAGAACTAAAGCAATTGTTAAATTAGGAAGCTTTCTAAAATATAAAAGAATACTTACAGGCTCTCCTATAACTAAATCACCTTTAGATTTATTTACTCAATGTGCTTTTTTAGACAGATCTTTATTAGGGTATGATAGTTATTTTGTATTTAGAAATAGATATGCTGTTATGCATCAAGTTGAGATGGGTGGTAAGATTGTAATGTTTCCTAAATATTATACTAACTTAGATGAACTTGAGAATAGATTAAAAACATTTTCATATAGAGTAAGAAAAAAAGATTGTTTAGATCTTCCCGATAAGGTTTATGTTCAAAGATATATAGAATTAACTGATGAACAGAAACAAATGTATTCTGATTTAAAACGTAAAGCCATGACTATTATACATGATGAGACCGTGTCATTTAATAATAAGCTTACAGAAGTATTAAGACTACACCAGATTACTTGTGGTTTTCTTAATACTGATAGTGGTGAAATACATGAATTTAAAAATAACCCTAAGTTAAAAGAGCTTCTTAACATATTGGAGGAGACAGAAGATAAGTGTATTATATGGGCTAACTATGTTTACAATATTGAGATGATTAAAACTAAATTAAAGGAGCGTTATGGAAAAGAGGCGGTGGTTTCTATATACGGAAAAGATTCAGTGGATGTTCGTAAGAAGGCTGTTGAACGTTTTCAATCTGATGATAGATGTCGTTTCCTCGTTGGGAACCCTACTACTGGTGGTTATGGTCTTACCCTTACTGCTGCTAGGAATGTTATTTACTATAGTAACAGTTACAATCTTGAAGTCAGGCTCCAGAGCGAAGATCGTGCTCATAGAA